AGCAGCCTGTAGGAAGTCATCAGCAGTTGACTGTGACGCAACAGTGTTGTTCAACGCAGACTGGTATCCACCAAGTGTAAGGAATGTGTTGACGAATCCGTCGTATCCTGTACCTGAGTTAGCGCCAGCAGCGTATGTGTTGTATGAGTTGTCGCCAGAAGCAGCAGCAGATGATGACGCAAAAGCAAGACCAGTAACGCCAGAAGCGGTGCTTGGTGTAGATGCCTTGAATACAGCAGGTGTTGTTGTTGTAGCGTAGATGTTAATTCCAACACAGCCAGCAGGAATAGTTCCTGTGAATGTGACCTTAACACCCTGTCCTGAGACAGTTGTGATTGTTCCAGCAGCAAGAGGAGCAGTTTCACCGTATGCAGATGAGAGTGTCACCTGAACAGTTGTTCCTGAAGTTCCTACTGTGATTCCTGTTCCAGTTGCGTCAGCAGCAGCAGTGAACGTAAGTCCGGTTGTGCTTAGAGCAGTTGAACAAGAGTTCATCATGTTGCGCTCTTCTGCGAGGAAGTGCGACCAGATGAGGCTCGTGTGTGAGAGCTGACGGAGATCCGTGTAACCCTGTCCTGCAAACTCTGCTTGTAGTGCAACGCTGTCTGACAAACCTTGTTCTACGAAAGACTTGACAATCTTGTCAGCTGCGTAGGTGATCTGTGTTGGGCGGTTAAGAGTAACACCGTTGAATGAAGTTGAAGCTGAGTTCGAGTTGAAGAATGAACTTAGGTTCGCTACTCCACCAACACCGGCGTTAGAAAGACCGGTGATACGACGGAATTCAAGTGCCTGTCCTTGTGCCTTGATACGAGCAGTGCTGTTGCGAAGGTAAAGTTCCTTCGGGATAAGCAATGAAAGTACTGGGTCAAGGTCGTAAGGTACGAGACCTGAAATACCTGAGATGGTGTTGTTAAGTGGTGATGTAAGGGTGATGTTCTTGCTTACGTCCTGGATCCCTGCAAGAGCAGATGTAACTGCTGCAAGCTGGTCGCCTGAAACAACTTTAGAGAGGTCAGTAAGAGCCTCTTCTGTGCGTGTTGCAGCAGAGGCAGTCTTAGTGATTCCGGTTGATGGGCTGAATGAAAGTTCACCGCGACGGTGAGCAGTCAATGTGTTTGTGTGTACTGCGCTCAAGGCTGACTTGTATGCCTCGAAACGCTCAACGCGCTGTTCGGCAGGAAGTCCGCCAAATAGGTCGTCAATGGAAGGAGCGGCTAGTGCCATGTCTCAATCCCTTTCTGTTAGATGGTTAGTTAGAACTGCTTAGACTTAGCGTCGTAGCGTGCTGCTTCGGCTAGGTACTGATTACGCAATTCTGGGCTGGTCATTTTGTTCGCCATTTCGCGGAGGCGGATTGCCTCTACTTCTGCGGCGATAACCTGAGCAGACTTAGAAGTCTGTTCTCTTGTTGCTCTGATAGCTGGGCCACCAGGTACTGCCATCTCACGCACTTCATCCAACGCTGCCTTTAGGAGATTGATTTCCTCTTTTGCTTCGTCCAATGCTGCCTTTGTTGTGATGGTTTCTTCAAGACCTAAAGCCTTGACGATCTCTGAGCGCAACTCATCCTTTGTTTCAGGTGTTGCGTCTTCTGCTGATGCTGATTTAATAAGGTCGGCTGATACGCCTAATCCCATGTAAGCCATTGTGTCGTCTCCTGACGTTTCGCCCATTTCCCAATCGGTGAATGGTTCTTCTGTTTCATTCTCTGATGCTTCCCCTGTCCACCATTCCAAGAAAATGGATAGTGCGCAAAGAAGGTCTGTTACATCGCATACTTCGTTTTCGTTGCCTGCGAGCATTTCGTCTAGTTCAGACTTGATGAGTGCAATCATGCTGTCACGCACGGCCTTGAGGTCTGCTGGGTCGTGCGCCTTGCTGTCAGCGGCCTTTGTAAGGCTTGCTTCAATAGCAGCCTTTAGTGCGCCTACGGTCTTTGCAGCTGATTCCTCAACGGCAACCTCTTCGTCTGCGGCAACAACTTCTGCCTCTGCGTCGGCTGACTTCATGTCACGGTTTTCCATAGTCTCAGGAATAGATGGTGAGTTCTGCAAAATGTTTTCAAGCATACCGTCTGGCTGTTCGCCGGTTCCAGCACATACGTCGCATGGTGTGTCGAACTCTTCGCTGGCGGTGTTGGTCTTCTTACCAGTTCCGTCACAGTGAGTACAAGCTTGGATGCGCTCGTATAGTTCTTCTGGTGCGCCGTTTGGTTCGGTCATGATTGCCTCTGTGTCGATGGCATCTTTTTCTATGTCTGCCATTGCAGAGCCTTTCACTAATTCGCCCTTGACTGATTTAGCAAGTTCGATAACGCATGATGGGTTTGCTGGGCGGTCAACGAGTGACACCTCAACAATTTTGCCTGAGCGGATCATTCCGCCTGGTGCTTCTGCTGACTTCTCAATGCGAGCTGATTTGATGCCAACGCTGAATCCGGTGTAGATACCCTCTTCAACAAGGCGAGCGGCTTCTGAGTCAACAATCTTGGCCTCAACAACGTACCCTGTACCCGACTGCTCCATCTCCATAGCCTTACCAATTGCTTTTGACTGGTGCATCTCGCGGATGTTTCCAATCTTAAACCACTCTGGCATCGCTTCTTTAAGCCATTCTGGGTCGCAGATTTGCTCGTCGAGGTCGAGTGTTGCGTCTGTTGCAAGACCCTTCACTCGGATGTAGCCATCTTCGCCACGTTTTGCTGTTAGGTTGCCGAAGTACGCATAGGTAATGTCTTGGGCCATGTTGTTATTCTCCTGAATCGGTAGATGTGTCTGTTGTCGTATCTGGCAATACAGCCGCTACTGAGCAACGGCAAGAAGGGTGTTCTGGTGGGTAGTCGTCTGTAATGTCGTGAGGATTAGCGTCTTCTTGTGCAGAACATTCATCGCAAGCACCGTCATAGGCTAACCAATCAAACTGTTCAATGCCAGCCGACTGATACGTATCTACTGCCGAGGCGTTGTAGGCACGGTTTGTTTCTGTAACAGCAATAATGTCTGCGCGAGTTTGATCGTTAATAATTAAGTCAATCGCAGTGCCGATGTCTCTAGCACTCATTCCCTCGCTAATGCCTATGAGTAATGAGTCTGAGATTCGGGTCATTGTTGTCTGCGTAATACCTTGAATCGTGATGCCAGCCTTGTCAAGAAGGGATTGTAACCCTCTACCTGCCAACACTGCGTCTGAGCGAACTACGCGAGCTGCGTCTTTACCTCCGGCTTTGCCACCGGCTGTGTAAATGTCTTTTAGAACGTTTACGGCTTTTGTATTTTTAACTGAGACGTTGCTTCTGACAGCGCCATGAGCAACTGCCCTCATGTGTTCTGCGTCTTCAAGCGGCTTAGGGATTGCTCGTAGTGCCTGTGAGATTGCTGCGCCTACTCCGACAACTCCTGTTGCAAGTGCAATACGCATAGCCTTAGAGTGCTTCTTTGACACTGCCTCCACCTCTGGGTAGCTTGGCAATTCGTGAACCTGTCGTTTAGTAACTAAACCTTTTGGGGTATCAGTTATCTCGCTGTTCACAATGTCAGATGCCCACTCGTAGATATTGTCAGGCATTGGTGTTGCGCCCTTGACAATGAAGTAAGCCTGCTCGTTGAGGTTGTCAGCAAGTTCTGCGTCAAATACGGTAAAGTCAAACGCTCTCCAGTTGCCGCGCTTGTGGCGTGACTTGACGAAACGACCAAAGTCCTTCAGCTCTTCGCTAATTGCTGACTTCTGATCCGCAGGTGCGCCAACGGCAGGGATGTCTAGCCCTACTGGTGACTGCTTAGGTGGCTGTGCATCGGCTGGCTTGTTGGCTTCAACGGCTGTCTCTGCTTGAGATACTGTTTCGCCTGATGTGTCAACTGACAACATTCCCTTGAGGAACTGGATTGCATTACCAGCGACAATGAAAGGCTCGTCGGCCTCAGCCATGTCGTAGAGGTTCTGACCGAGTTCGCCCTGTACGTCGTTGAGTGTCTTCTGACCTGAGAACAACGCTGTCTGTAATGCCTTAGAGCGTTCTAGGTCTTCGCGTGCGCCCTTGCGGTCATTAAGAACAAATGTGACGTTCTTGTCTGCATTGAGGTAGCGGCGTGAGAGAGAGTTAATAACGGAGACTACATAGTCTTCCATTGGCTTAGTTGAGACTGACTCTGTTGCTTCTGCTTCGCCTTCTTGTGCGCCCTTACCGCCACCAAGTCCGGCCTTAGTTACAACTCCAAGAGCTGCTGGGGATACACCGAAGATAGATGCAACGCGCTTGATGATGTATTCGTCGTAGTCTGACTTAAAGCGGTCAGCCATCTCTGGCATTGCAACAGGATCAAACCCGTCTGGCAATACCTTGATGCGGTGACGCTCTGCTGTGTTGCCTGTTAGGCGACCATTGAGAATACGCTCAAACTCTGCCAGCTTGTGAATGTCCAACTCCTGAGAGTTAGTCTTCATAAACGTCATTGGCATTGAGCCGTTCTGGTATTCAGAGTTCATCCATACTTGGCGGTTCAAGTAAAGCGAAGCGGCTGGGATTGCCTCTTCTACTGGACTGTACCCGTATGGCGACCATGTGCGACGGTTCTTAACAAAGACTGACAGTTGGTCTGTGAGGAACTCTTTGTTGCGACCTGAGCCAGCGTAGAACTCGCCGTCTGCATCTGGTGAAGCGATGAACTCACCGCGAGGAAAGCCCCATAAGACTTGTTGGTAGGCAGGCTGTGGTGGGTGAGGAATGTCGCCTCGGTTGTCAAGGAGAATCTTGATGGTCGGAGCGTCGATTACATCAAAGCCCAGCACGTTGCCCTTGAAGTTGTAGCGAGGGTAGACACACCACTGGTCATAAGTGAAGACCTGCCATAGAGATTCTGTTAGCCATTCAGAGAACGAGCGGTCAGAAGCAACGTATGGGTTTTCCCAGAAGTCACGCAGGCGGTTAATCTCAGCGCCGTAACGCTCGCGACCTAGTAGAGCTGCCTTTGCGTGTGAGCAACTCTCTTCTTGCATAATTGTCGCAATGGCTTGATCCGATAGAGTCCAAGCGCCTTCTTGCTTAATGATGTCACCCACGCGGATTTCAATGGCGCGGTGAATGATGTCGCATTGCTCAACAAGTGAGTGAAGCACTTGGAACGGAACCTCTGTCTGTGTGATGTTGAGGTTGATTGCGGTCTGATACTCGTACTTACGAGGTAGAGCGCGACCTGAGTCGTCAAGGACAACGTCAATAGGTGCAGGGAGTAGTGGTGCAGCTGGGCCGAGCATTGCTCCGAAGCCACCGCCACCTTCTACAAATCCAGGGCGAGGCATTGGCACAGCTTGTCCAACTGTCGTTACGATTCCTTGACCGGCAGTTCCCATTTGGTTAGCAGCGTAGGCGGAGTTGTATCCACCGGCGTTTCCTAGAGGGGAGTTAGCCATCCCTGCTTTTTGCATTTCAGCAACAATTTCCGCAGCAAGCGTAGTCTTGTTCTTTCGCTGGAATAGAGCCATTTATTGTCCTCGGTGTGATGGGTTTATGCCGGAAGTGTACAACTGCGCTACTGCTTCTCGTAATGCAAGCCCACAGCCTTTACAGTTAAATGCATCTACGTCATTTGGAATACCGCAAGCCGTACAAGACGGTGCGAGTTGTGCAAAGAACCTGTCGGCTGATGCGCCGGTAGCAAGTCCAAGTTCAGCCAACCCATGCACTAAGGCATCAAGTCGGTCTGGTGAGTAACCGGAGTCAGGAACCCAGCCGGTCATTTGGTCTTCAAGTAAATCGAAAGCGCCAATGTGAGATACGCGGCCTTGCTCATAGAGCGCAGCTATCGGTTCAGCACGAAGGCGTTTGCCGACCTTAGCCACAATGCCCTTGAATGGGATTGTCGGCTCAACGGATCGGATTGTTAGTTCAACCATGTCACCGCCCTGGTTCTTTTCAGCAACCACGCGGTCAGCGTTGAATTCATGGTAAGCGGCTATTGCTCGGTGCGCCCACCCAGAAGGAGTATCACGACAACTGCGATCAGCAAGAACATAACCCCTACCATCCGTTCCCTTAGCAACAACAACTATTCCGGTTTCGTCAGCGTTCTCACCGGAGGTTGTCGCAGGGTCAATAGCGACCACAACGCGCACAAAGTCAGGTGCTTCTTTAATACGAGCTGACTCAATCATTTCAAGACTCCATAGAGCCCCTGGTGTGTCATATAAGACCTCACCATAAAGTTCCTGTCTTCCGAGACGAGTTCCCTCATAACGGTTTCGCAGTTCAGCGAGCGCAGCCTCAGACAGGTTAGCTGCATTATCAAACGTACTACCTCTTGTGATGACTATTGAACCGTCTGTGCGGCTTATGAACTCTTTAATAAGTTTCGTCGGGCGAGGTGTCGTCGTGATAACAACTTGTGGGTTTCCAATTCGGAGCGCCGGTGCAAGACCAGCAGTCCATGTTTCTTCGTATCTCCATGCCGCAAACTCGTCTAGCCAAGCACCTGCGAGGTTTAACCCTCTGGCTCGGTCTGGTTCGTCGGCTGAAATCATGTGAATCTTTGATCCGTTAGACAGAGTTATCTGACCATTGGAGCGGTTGTAGAACTTAAGTTGGCCTGGCATAAGGCTTTTGAGTATCCCTGATGGGCCTTCAACACAGGTACGTCGAACGTCTGTGAAAGTTGGAGCGACTACCGCCCAGTCTGTGTTGGGTTGCAGTAACGCTTGTTCGCATAACCATCCTGCGCCTACAAACGTTTTTCCCCATCCACGACCAGCAATGCACAACCAAACGCGCCATTCGCCTTCTGGTGGGAGTTGCTGTGGTCTTGCGCTTGTGCGGTAACGGCTAAAACTGAGTTGCTCTTTGGCAAGGTCAGCTTGCTTCTCCATTGACAACGACTGGAGTATCTCCACCGTCGCTGATTTCGCTAAGAACTCGTGCTGTAAGCTCATGTCCATTGACCCCTAGTTCAGCAGATAGACGCGAGATTTCCATGTCAAGTGCATCCATTGTAATACTAATGCTCTTTGTAGGCGCGTCGGTTCCGTTGAGTTTTCCTTTGCGGTCAAAGATTGCCAATGCCCTGTCAATAGCGAACATGGCCGCTTTGTTGTTAGGATCTACTGCCTTCTTCATAACTACTTCAAGAAGCGTGTCAAGGCGTTCGTTTTCTAGTCTGCGGTATTCGTGGACTACTTCTGCTGGTATTGCAGCTAAGGCGCGAGAGCAACGGTTGTAGGCAGTCTGCTTAGAGATGCCTAATTCGTCTGCAACCTTTTGGTATGTCAACCCCATTGAACGCAACCTAAGAGCCTGTGTGTCGAGCATGGCTTGGTCTTCGGTGCGGATAAAACCGCCAGGTGAAGATTGAGTCATGTCAAAGCACCTCTGTAAATGTTCACGTTATGGACAGTAAAAATACAGTCTATCAAGATTACCACATAAATTGGTTACACGCTTGTAATTACAGGCTTGTAGTTGTGGTTACAAAGGTCGAATGATTACGATGGCAGAAGCAAACGGTGCAGCTTGTTTCCCCCCACCGTATTTAAGCCTACCTCGTATAAATCTAATCTCGTGGGGTACGCAGTAATCCCACCACCAAGCTGTGTCTGTTCGGGCTGGAACTACGCAAACAATAATCCCCCCCCCGCGAGATTCAAGGTGTGCTTTCCTCATCCATAGCTTCATGTCCTTGCCGTATGGTGGGTTTAAGAAAATAGCACCGCCATCAGCATCTTTAGACCAATCCATTACCAAAGCATCACGTCTTGAAGTGTCAGGGTGGTTTGGCCCAAACCATTTATCGCACAAAGCTGAGTTCTCTAATGCGGCAGCGTCTAAAACAAATCCAAACTCTTCATGCAATTTGGCATACAGGTCTTTAGGGGTTGTCCACTTATCGTTATTAGACGTAAGCGCTGCGGCTCCTGCAACAAAAAAATTGCTTACAGGCTCAATACCAGAAATGGTGACCTCACGTTGGTCGTGTGCATGGCTGAGGCTTCAAGTGCTTGGTACAGACTGCCCTCATCCTCGTGGTCGGTGAATAGTGATCCAAGCGCTGGAGCTGCGCCTGAACCCACTGCCCCATAGCAATAGCCGTCTGAGTCTTTCCTGGCTTCAATCATGCCTCGGTCAGAGTTAATCTCGTATAGGTGTCCACGTTCAATGGCCAGTAGTTCCCATTCGTCCTTAACGTCGTCAGGTAGTTTGACGCTCTCAAGTAATTGCTCAAGTGTTGGGTTATGGGCTTTGCCTGCGACCGCAAAGAATAGTTGACCGGCTTTCCATGACCCTGAGAAGCCAATGAGCAAGTTGCCGAACCGAGCCACTTTGGGCGTAGCTGATAGCGAGGCTAGGCCGTCATCGGTGGAACTAAGGCTGTCTGCCCCTATCCAGCACCCATCTGGCGTTACAAGTCCAGCTACGACTGTCATCGTCTATTCCTTGAGACCATGACCATGCCAACCGTCATAATTAGAGTGTCCAAGACCATTACCCAAGAGTTCATGCCTTCATAGCCATCCACGCCAGAGTCCAAATGCAGACAAGGGTAATTATTGTTGATGTGGTACTCATTTAATCATGTCCCAAATAAGCATAAGAATCGCTCCAGTAACAACACCGATAGCCCAAATCAACCCAATAATAAAATAAGACATAGCACTCACTTCCAATTCCTTATTGCTTTGTAATACATAATGAGATACAAAGCGCTGTAGGCAATAAAACCGTACTGGTGTGTGTGTATGGCATACACCACCCATACACATTCGTTGATTGAGAGAATAAACCAGCCTCTGACTTTTTTCTCACCAACAAAGAACAAGCCAGTTGATCCGATTGCTGCCAGTACCCATGACCACATCAGTCAACCTCTCCGCAGTTCAGGCAGGGTCGTGAGTAATCAGGTCGGTAGCCATGACAGGTTCGACAGTAGTTGCGCTCGTTTGCACCCTGGAAGATGTTGTCAACCTTGCGACGTAGCTCTTTGCTCTCGTTAAAACCGTCTAAGAACTCGGCAAAGTCTTCTTCGCTCATGCTCTGTTACCTAACAGGTTCCAAATGCGAACGATTGCACTAATAGGTTCTTGGTCGTAAGTGTGAATAATCTCAAGAATGTCAGCATCTTGTTTGTCGTAAGAGTCAAGTACTTTTATTACGTCGCAAGGGTATTGCTTGCGGCTTAGCGATTCGCCGTCAAAACCGACCACAGCGCAGGCAGCGCAATAAAGTTCGATAGTCTTAACGTGCTTTTCTCGTAGTTTTTGGCGTTCTTCAGGATTCATGGGTTCTCCGGTATGCGGATTCCACAGTCAGGGCAAAAGAATGAAATGTACTTCTTAAACACAGCTTCGTCTGCCGATGTGCTGCCAAACCATTTTGTTCCACCTCCCTCTACTGGCTCTTGCCGGTAGGGTTTGCTCCAATGTCCGTGTTCGCAGTCTTCAGTCATTGTGCTGTTCCTCCGTTGTTAAATGGATCTACTTCGGCGTAAAAATCTTTAAGGGTTTTGTTGCTTGCATACTTCATTGCTTCATTTATGTTTTCTTGTGGAACTCCGGACAGCACAAGACCGTCAATAAGTTGTTGTATTTGCCAGATGGCCAACATCCCTTGTCTTTCGCTTGCAGTCATCATTCTCCCTTAACCCTAAGTGTTCGGTGTCCTGGGCTTAGTTTAGCAAATTGAGCGTACACATCTGGTAGCTGCTCTTTAAGTGCTTTAGTGTCCAGCAACTCCCTGTCCTTTGTGGACTTGTAGGTGTAAAGCGTGTCACCGTCAAGTGTCACTGCCTCGGCATCACCCACAATTCTGAGTAGCTGTGCGCGGATGGAGTCAACGTCGGCTTGGGCTTCGTCTAGGCAAGCCTTAGCCTCTCTGTATTCGTAGATTAGATCCTTTATAAAGTCGTCACCCTCAATCGTCACGCCACCTTCTGATGATGGGTAAACCGCCTTCAGGGTGTCAAAGTCGGCTTGGTGTCCTACAATGTCCGGCTCAATGTTGTTGACTACCTTATGCCAAAAGAACGCCTCGGCTTCTTGCAGGTCTGAGAGTTGTTGATGAGTGTATTCCATTTCCCTAATGACTAGACCCTCTCCACCCACTAAACAGGCGAAAACGACGTTGTGGATGTTCGTAGTAAGCGCGTAGTGCATACCCTGGTATAGGTAAGCCTCTGGTACTTGATTGTTTGCCCAGCCCTTAGCATTGCCTTTGCCTGAAATACCAGTCGTCTTGATTTCCAAAATCGCAAGAATCCTGGTCGGCTCCCAGTCAAGGTCGGTGACTTTTCCTGGCTCCGCAAACCCATCTGGCTCAACAATAAAGAAGTCCACGTTGGCAAGCAGGAACGGTCTGTCGCCCTGAAGCATTACAGGCCAGCAAACAACGGCTGAGTTTGTTTCCTCGGCGTACGCTTCTGCAACGGTGCGCTCTAATCGATTGCCCCACTTGGCTGCGTCACCTGCTTCGTCGTTCTCAGTCAATCCACGCTTGTTAGCCCATAATGAGTATTCGCTCTGATACGAGTTCTTACCCAAAATGATGCTTGCGTCTGAACCGCCAATACCTGTCTTGCGCAACTCCAGCCACTCGTCACGAGTGATTTCATTGGTGTTGGCTATTACTTTTGCTTTTAACATTTAGTGCCTCCTCAAGCTCTAATTGAACACTACACCTGTGACATTCGGATTGTCAACCACCTGCGGATCTAAACCCTGCGGACAATGAGCGCCAAGCGTCAAGCCTGGACTGTGCAGCTCGTAACGCCTCACGCGTGGTTATTAGCCTGTTTTGGGCAATTAAGTAAGCCAAGTGTGCTTCCTCGCACTGAACCGTAGCATCAGCCTCTACCTCGTCAACAGTCAATTTAGTCTTGGTTAAGGCTCGAATTGTTAGTCGGGTCTGAGCGTACAAGGCTTTGTAAGTTGCCTCGCAGATTGCAGCCTGTTGTCCTGCCTCGTTCATTTGATCCACAAGGTCTTCAATTATCTCAATCTCGTCAAGGATTCCCTTTTGAGTCATTGGCGGTATAAGTTCACGCGCCGGCAGATTGTACCATTTAGTCACGAATCATCCCTTCAATTTGTAATCCAATAAATGTTGTGTAAGCAGGTGGAATACTTTGATTAAGGTTAGCAATGCTCATCCAATCAATTCCCATGAGTTCTGCTCTTACTGCTTTTGATGGCGTGTAACCACCGTGTCTTACATTCTCTGCATGGAAACGGTCTGTTGACCCCCCCCCGTAAACTCCACCCACTTTGTAGCCTTTAGCTTTGTAGAAAGAACAGCGGCAGGGGAATCCTTCAATAGGTAAGTTGCTTTCAAACTGCCTATGTCGCTTTAGAACCAACGGTGTTCCGTCTACATCTGTTGCGGTAAGACCAAATGACGATCCACACAACACAATAGAACCAGGCATTTCTGCACCAATTACGTTCTCAATGACGTAGGGCAAACCGCTGGCCTGAAGCCGTTGTCGAGTTGGCCCAAGTAGGTCTGGGTGTTCTTTACCGTGTGTGTGCTTTGTAATTGAGTACGCCTGACAAGGTGGGCTTGCGTGAATCACGTCAAAACCGTCAAGAGGAAAAGTCATGGCATCTGCCTTATGGAACTCAAAAGGGTAGTTGCGCTGGTTGTTTATGTCAACGCCCACAACTTCAAACCCTGCGTTGTGGTATCCCATAGAAGCGCCACCAGCTCCGCAAAACAAATCAAGTAATCGTAATTTTCCCATTAAATCCCCTTACCATCCGTGACCACAACCATTTTGGTCTGGCACATAACCTGCGTATCCGTTGTCTGCTTGAATCTTCATTGCTATAAATACTTGTTCTGCTGGTGTAGCTGCGTACTCCGCACCAAACTTCCAACCACCATACGCCATCCAATTCACTTCAAGGATTCCAAGTCCACCGGAGTAGATAGGCCCCCTTGTGTGCCAGTTGCCACCTGTCTCACAGATGTTCACCTTTTCCCACTTTGCCATGATTGCTGGCGGTATAACTGGCTCTGGCGGTACATCCCTTGCTTTCACAATCTGTACAGTTGTCGGTACTGGTTTCTGTACGTCTGCGTTTGCTGGAATAGTAATTACTAATGTAAACATTACTGCTAGGGCAACAAGGTATCTTCTCAAGATTGTCCAATGTTCGGAGTTACCGCCCATACGGTTGCACTTCTACCGCTTGCGGTTGGTCGTTTCCCAGCTTCCACAATGCGACCAGCTCTAACAAGTTCTACTCGTCGTGGTCGGCAGGTGTTGGGCGCAAGATCCAAAGCGACTGACAATTCCTCGTCGGTCATTGGCTTGCTTATTAGTGCGTCAAATACAAGTTCGCGCAATGTCTTGGTTTTGCCACTCATTGAAATCGCAGCGTCAAGGCTAATTTCCGAGTGCGCTTGGTAAGGCGGTACGTCAAATAATGTTAATCCGGTCATGCGAGCCTCCTCATTTGCTCTTAATACAGTTTACAGGATTTCGGTGTCCAAGTCACATTCGCCTTGATTGGTGCGCTCATGTACCCAATGGTACTCATGGCACTCACAATTAGGCTCTCCGCAACGGTCAATGTTCTCGGTCAGCTGCTCTTTACACTTCATGCACATAGTTCCGAGGTCAGTAATTATTCTTGGCATTAGGCAAGTACCCCATCTGTGACTATGTACTGAAAGCCCTGAAGAAACCTGACTGCTGATCCAAAAAGGAACTCCGCTTGTGCCTCTGACTTAGGTGTGTAAAGCGTTTCGGTGTGACCAACTTCGTGAAACAGCGACTGCAAGACAGTTACGGTAATCAAGTATGAGTCACCGTTCTCGTAAAGAGTTACTTTACGCTCTTCTGCACCGCGTTGTAATGTTGTTGACTGCATTAGTTACGCCCCAAAACGTGAACAAACTCGCCATTGTTTTCAACAACAAAACCAGACTTCTGCAATGTAGATGTCCATGATGAAAGAAAACGCTCAAGTGTAAATCCGTTACGAGCAACTTCATTGTTAAAAAACAAAGAAGTAACCAAGTAAACTTTAACGCTGCCATTTTCACCAGTAAATGTTTTGAATCCTGTTGAGTCAGGACGGTATCCGCGTACGCGAGTTGACTGTGCTTCTGACTTGGTGTGACGTGCTGCTGAAAGTACTTTTGAAACTGTTGCTTTGTTTACTGCTTTCATCTTTGCCTCCTCAGACATTCACCATTTGGTGATACCTAAATTATAGCGTGTCCAGTTGGTGGACACAAGCCAATTTTAGGATTATTTATAAAAACTTTTCCACAGGCTAAAACCCTTAGTTTTCAAGGCTTTCGGCTAGTTCTTCACGGCGTTGCAGCTCAAACTGGTAGCGACTTGGCATACC